TCGACGACCCGGCGGCGTTGTATTGACCGAGCAACAGGTTCGCAGCGTTGCCGTAGTTACCCACACCGGCCAGTTGCGACAACTGGTTGAAACCCTGTTGATTCACGGCTTGCCCGCTGCCATTCGCGCTTTGCAACTGCCCGAACGCTTGCTGGTTGCCTTGCAGTGACAACTGAGCCGCCGCGCCGTTCTGGTTGAACGTCTGCTGATTCGCCTGGAGCCCGAGCCCCGAAGCCGTAGCTTGTTGGTTGAAACTTTGCCCTTGCTGGCCGGCGGCTTGGTTCGACACCCCGAGAAGCTGGCTCAAGTCCTGTGCGTAGGCGTTCTGCCCGAACGACTGGCCGTAGCTCTGAAGCGCGGCGAGTTGGTTGCCGGATGCGTTTAGCCCTTGCGCTGCCAGTGTCGAGTTAACCGCGCTTTGGCCTTGCCCGAATGCCGCTTGGTATTGCGGCGTATTGAAAATGCTGCTCGGATCCGCTATCAGATTGTTTATCTGCGAATTCACGCCGCTCAGATTCAGCCCGTTTAACCCCGCTGCGCCCGCGTTTGCGGCGTTCACGGTCGGCGCGATCGCGGCTTGTGTCGCGCCCTGCGCCTGCCCCGCCAAGGCTTCGGTAGGGGCGATATACTGGTTGGTCTGCGCGCCCGTGTTCTGCGCAAAGTTGTTGACGAGGTTTTGCCCGCCCGTGTTGACCTGGCCCACCTGGCCCGACTGCTGCAAGCCGTTGAGCGCGGACGCCGAGTTACCTGCGAACTGACTAAATGGGGCCGCTGTGTTAGCCAGTCCTTGCGCTTCACTAGCTGATAGAAGTCCGCCCGCGATGCCCGTAGCGCCAGACGCGAGATTAGATCCTGCCCCGCCCCCCGCTATCGCGTTGACCGCAAGCCCGCCGGCGGCCGCCGCCGCGCCCCCCGCTAGTGCGGTGCCGATAGTACCCGCGGTTATGGCTGCGAATGGCATATCAGCACCTCGTCTACTGTTTCGGGGTCCGTCTCATCTGTCGCGTGAACGCAAAACCAAACAACGTCTGTTAAAGCCGAAACCCGGTGTTTTTTAAGCGCCGGGATCACGATCGCGGTCGGCCCCACGTGGACGTGATGCACATCGTCGATCGTCAAAAGCACCGAGCCTGACGCGAGGATGGAAATGTGGTCGTACTTGTGCTCGTGCGTTTCCGCCCATGAGCCCTTCGGCATGTGCATCTCTTTCGCGTATTCGCGACCTGAGAAATAGTGCTTGGTCTGAAGGTCGATCATTTAAACTTGTCCGTTCGGATGCACACAATCAGCGTCACTCGATCCTGACCGCTTTCATTCGTCACCCAGTGCTCGTGGCGGTTGTCGAAGCGCCATACGTCGCCCACTTCTGGCTCGATCGACTCATCTTCAGAGCAAAACTTGGCGCCCGGTCCCGCTTGCAGCGAAATATAAAACTTGTCGTAGTAGTCGACGTGCCAACTTTTATCGACGTGCGGCGCGATACCTTTGCCGTGAGGGATGCGCGTGATCAGCACGCCGCCAAGCATTTCACCCTCAACGCGCGCCATCAAGTCAAAAATCACTGGACGCAATGACGGTACTTTGCTCCAAGCCGGATACCAGACCGGCACGTGCTCGTCGTTGAAACCGGCAAAACTGCCCTTGGCAAGGTACTTGCTCGCGTCATTATACCTTACCCATATGTCGCGCATCTCAGTGTGAGCGGAGCCTGCCGCCGTGCGCCGGAACGGATTCCCGTCCCACAATTCCGGATGCTCTGCCAGTTGTCGGTTGATTTCCGACACGTCAACCGTGTACGGCAGTTTCTGAAATAGTTTCAATTCGTTCCCACCTGCATGTCGGGCAGTTCGATATTGTAAAACCGAACCTGGAACCCGCCTATGTAGAGAAGCGAGAACGCGCGCCGGCGAGAACCAGACGCACGGCGCACTAACGCGCGGTCGGATCCCAGGTTGACCGGTCGGAACGGTCCAAAACTCACGAAATCGTCATCGGAGTAGCCGACGTAAGCCGTGTCCTGAACCTTGTCCGCGTTCACCTCGATAGTCGGATAGAACTTCCACTTATTCGATCCAAAGTCTCCCGCATTCGTGCGCAAGAGCCCGTAAATGAACATACCGGCGTCACTCGATACGCCCTGCTGCATCTGATACGTGATGCCGCTGGACACGCCTAGCAGGTAGTCTGTGTTGTTCGTGAACGCGTAGAAACCCGGCTGGAAGAAGTTCTGCACGAACGGCGTTACAGTGAGCGTGCCGATCCCCGATTGGGAGCCCGTGGTGCCGGTTTCCGCGTCGATCGTAAAAGTGTTGATCGTGTTGCTGTTTATACCGCCGCCAATCGGCGACGAGCCGATATTGTACGAAATCGTATTGCCGTCGATCACCGTAACAACGAATGTTCCCAGGAACATCGCACCCGAGTTAGCACTGGTCACGCGCACAATAGCGGGGTTGCTCAGGCCGTGGTTCGGAAGATTCACCGTAACGATGCCGTTCGTCACCGTCGCGCTAACCGCGACTTGCGGCGTGCCGAGCACGGTGCTCGACCAGCGTGACCACATCCCGACTGACGAGTTGTAGACCAGCGTGAAATTGCTCGCAGATAGCGTCAGGACATAGAACGCGGAGCCGTTTATCTCGATATAGAAGGCGTACACCGTGCCGGGGGTGAGCGGATCCGCGTTCAACACCTTATCGATGAACTGATCCGAAATCGGTTGCGGCGTCAGGCCATTGAGCATGTAGACGCGCCGCCCCTTCTGATGCGTCTGCCCGATCCAGAATATCGTGTTCTCGCTCGCGACTACCGAAGTTCCGGACGCCACGCCGATGTTGCAAGTCGCCTGGATCACAGGGAGCAACGGCGAACCGGGCGGCACGTTACCTGCGTCGTAAAAGAACGTCGTCGAGAATGTGCCGAACGAGACAATGTAGTTGTAGAGCTTGTTCACCGCCGCGCCGGGATCCGCCGACAGGCTACCGTTGATCGTGTTCAGAGCGTTCCACGTCGCAGGCGTGTTCAGGTTGCTGTTAGTGAGAGTACCGCCTGGAGTGAGCACGAACACGTAGCCGTCAAGGTACGTTACGCCCGGTACGGTCGTCGCCGGGTAGTTCACGTCTGTGACTTTCGTGAGCGTAGAGCCGTTCCAGATATATGCGTTGGTGTTGTTCTTGAGAAACACCGCCGTGCCACCAATCCCGGTCAAAACGAACTGGTAAGGGCTTGTAGCGTCGACCGCTGAGGTCGCCACGCCATTGACAAAGAATTCCGTCCCGATGATGGCGAGAACTTGAGTTCCGAACTGGAAAAGGCCGAGCCCCGCCGCTGCGGTAGCCGTGAATACAGGCTGAATCCCGAATCGCCGTTCGCAAAGGATTTGACCGTTTGAATTCTTCGTCGCGTAATAGTTATACAGGATCGCGTCACTCGTCATCGTCGGATCACGAGTTGAGATCGTCTGCGCGAGTTGGAGGCGGTTGCCGCTACCTTCTTCAGCCATGGCGTGAATATCCACGTCGGTCCGGCGTGAAGAAGGTCGAAGCCTCCTCCTGATCCCAGTTCAGCATATCTTCGAGGTATTTGTTCGCGTTGCGTTCCACGCGCGCCGCGATTGACTCAGGCACGTAGTATTCCGGCAAGAGTTGCTCCGCCAGGCCCCATTTAAGCGCGTTCATCCACTCGATCGGGAAGTCGAAACTGTCCGTCGAGTTGATCACGTCCGCGATCGGGCGTTGGCAAGTCAGGATTACGATGTTCGGGTTGCTGTCCGGGGTCAAATACAGGCTCAAAATCCCGTCATTAAGCTGCGGATCGTAATAATACGAGTTTGGCGTGCCTTGGTCCGTCTTTTGGCCTAACTGGTCGTATTCCTGCCGTGAAAGCTGAATCAGCGGCACTTGCAGCGGGAACGGGCCGGCGGGCAGCGCGTACTGGAGCCTCGCCATCGGGATGCGCAACACGCGATACGCCTGGAGCCCCGGCGTCGTCGAGTCCGGGCCGATCAGATATTGCGTCTGCCCTTGAACAACCGTGAACGAGAGATCCGTTACGCACCAGAGCGGATAATTCTTGCTCATCCAGTACTTGATCATCAGGTTCAACGCCTGCGCGGCGTTGTTGAGATCGGTATTGGGCGGGGGCGTGTCGTCGTTGAACTGGCCGATCAGACGAAACGCTGCTTGAACAAGCGTTTGCTGATTGACGGAGAACGTGAAAGTTTGGGCCATTAGCGTGCGCGCCTCGCATTGATAACAACTGTAGCACTGGCGACGCCGGGGTTGAAGTTCGCTTGAACCGTGCAGAAAAAGTTGGTTACCGCGGACACGTTCACCCGGAAAACTGGGCTAGAAATAATCTGCGTAGTTGGATTGAAAGAACCTGCCAGTGCCGTAGTAGAGCCAATTTGCGTATTTACTACGCCGTTCGTAGGGCTCAGAGAGACAGTTATAGCGTTAAGCGCCGTAACCCCGGAAAAAAGAAACAGGCTCGTCGCGCTTATATCCCAATCGCCGGCGGTAAGAGGAATGCCGAGCACAGACTCCGGGGTTCCACTCGCGATCGGAATAGTGCCGCTTGCCGCCGTCAAGTACTCGCCTACGCTCCCCGCATTCGCGTTGTCAGCTACCTTTGTGCCTACAATTCCGAGCGTCGTAGAAGGCGTCACGGGAACCGCAAGCGCGGCGAAGTTGCCTTCGGCCGCGTTCTCGAAGTTGCGCAGTTCAAGCGCGATCGTGCGCTGGGAGACGATATCCCCTGCGTTCCACGACAGCGCTGAAGTGCCGTCTTGTGCGCGCACGATCGAGAAAATGTTTCCCGAAACCGCAGTCACCTGAACGATTTCGATAAGCGTTTGCGTCGCCGCATCAGTGAGCGTCGCATAAAAAACCTGCCCCGCTGCCGGAGCCGGAAATGCCGCTGCCTGTCCCGCGTTGAGCGTCAGCGAAGTAGCCGCCGCTGTGATCGCGGAATTCAGTGTTCCCGCTGCGTTGTTCGCGTACAGAAGGTTTGCCATTACGGGATCTTATGGATTGACAGCGTTGTATTAATCGCAGTCGCGTTAAGCGTCAACGCCGCACCGTTGTTCTGAAACGCTTGGACCGTGATAGTCTGTCCTGCGGTCAGTTGTACCACGCCCGAAGCC